CTTTGAAAGTAATTATAATGCGTTTGGCGATAGATGATAGGCAATGCTCGGCTATCTAAAAACAATAGGCATAGTATAGGTTCAAAATCGGGTTACTGTTGTTATGCTTGGACTACTCTCCGAGAGGGGCGTATCGGAATCACGCTTGAAGGGATGTTGCCCGGTTACATCTGAAGGTCTGGCGTGAGGCGCTGTTACTTCCTTGCCTTTAGGGGTATCGGTTTGCTTGCTGTATTGTCTATCGCCGTTTGAATATGCGGAGTTATCCACAAGTTAGCCTGGACAAGGCTAATAGGACTGCTAAAATTATGGTATGGCGGATGCAACGATAAGATATCGGTTTTGGTGCAAAGATAGTGGGGCCTTTTGGTATCCCGAAGATACCTTGGAATTGGCGTGGAAGCGATACAATGAACATCCAGAAAATTATGAGGTCAGCCAAGTGCCATTAGATGAATCTATCCCGGTGCAGCAAACCCTTTTCTAAAAACTCTATGTCTGACTTCCGCGACTACCACAAACATCTCCACACCCATTACAACCTAGACACCAAATGGCCGTCCATCGCCTTTGTGATTGTGGCGGTGCTGGTGTTCTGGTATTTAAAAAGTTAACGATAACTAATATGAATGAAGAAACGGTCTCTATCTCTGTTCCCGTTATCGGGACAGTAGACGCAGAAACAGGAAAGATAACATTTTACGGAGATACGCAAATGCCCGTACCACCTCCGGCCGACTCGGCTGTATAAGAATTGGAAGTTTATTAATACGGCATGACGGCCTAAACGTTAACGAGAATGAAATCAGAATTTAAGAAGGAAGTGTTTATGCTTTGCAATCTGCCTGAGGGCGGAAGCAAAGCCGTGATAGCAAAGTACAGTGACGAAGAGATGTTTAACATGATGCTCGCACGTTTTCAGAATTGGGAACGCCAAGGAAGGCTGCACATCATAGAAGTGCGCAACGCACTGTATGTTTAACTGGTTCAAAAAGAAAAAGCCGCCAATCGCACGAAGCGAGGCGGCTAAACATCTGCACACTGACGATTGTCAGTGGGGATGTGGCGATAAGACTAAAGCGCAAGAACCTGCTCCCGGCTCTCCAGTTGCTCCGGGTCGTCAATCCCGGCAGGAAGCGGAGGCCGGCGCACCCAGAAAGTTTTCGATAGAAGACTTAGTGAAGCATTGCTATCTTCAAACTTGTTCCTGTCGGGAAGGTAAACAATGCCCTTTCCTATGGGCTTTAGTAATTCCGCTTGTTCCTCCGATACCGACCACCCAAACGGACTCAGCGCAGGAAGCCCCAGCGAAGCAAACTTCATCACCGTCCAGCAGCTCTCGACCAAGTAAACGACGCGCAATGGCAGCGGGCGAGAAGTATCAGCCTTGAGCTGGGCGGCGCCGAATAGGAACCGAGATTTGGGGAACCCGGCCGGCACGAGGTATTTGGCGACTCCTTCCGCTCCGGTAATATCCCGGCCCGTGTAACCCCAGAGTTGCCCGTCAATGTCCTGAAATGGAACCAGCACCCGGCCGTTGTATTGTGACCGGCGTTTATCGTTCCGATACTGGAATACTCCGAAGCGGTCACGGATGGCTTTGTTGGGGACGCGCTGGTTGAGCCAGTCGCACTCCACCGCGAACTTGGCATACGAACCCTTGTAGGGCTCTAGCGGCTTATCGGCGGTAGGAGCTACAGAATCGTCCACAACGGGCGATTTTTCTTTGGGCGACCTTGGGGTCGGATTTGACCCGAAAGCCACCGTCAGGAAGTCTACAGCGTCACGAAACCCGCCTTGGCGAACGGCTTTGGTCAGGTCTATTGCGCCGCGGCCTTTTTCCGAGCAAGAAAAGCAGTTGAACCGGCCGTCCGGATGATAGGAGAAGCAGGTTTGGTTGTTCTTGCTCTTGTGTATGGGACAAGGCCCGTAGTATTCGCCATTAGCGCGGCGTTTAAAGTGCTCTAACTTAATCCTCAGCGCGGGCGCTAGGGACGGAAACGAAAGCGAACGTAGGCTCTGATAAGCGTCCACGTTTTAATCCTCCTTTGCTTGATTAGTTTATGACTAAACGGCAAATTAGGGAAGACACAAGATATATTACCGAGGCTCTAATAGTTGTGGTGCTTATTTTCTTGACTTCGTTATAGCGGTATGCGAAAACAGAATCAGCCCTCCTTTGAAGGCTTAGGCCGGATGGCCTGACAAAAGACCCCGCTCCGAAAGGGTGGGGCTTTTTGTTTGCTCACGAGCGCCAATCCCGCATAATGACCTTGACCAGCAGGATTGTCAGGCCTGCAAGCTCCGCCGACCGCATAATCAGGTGTTCTGCCGCGTTGAAGAATGCATCCACAGTGTGAGTATGCGTTAACTTCGGATGACAAGGGAAGATTGAAGAAGGTTAGGAATATATTTTAATAAAGTTAGGAATATATTTGAATAAAGTTTAGGTGGATATCCGGCGAAGGTCGTGGTAAGATGTTCGCCGTCGATGGTTCATAAACTATGAGAGATTACAACAATACAAGCGTCGCTCGTGTGAAGTTAGTGAATGTGGAGGAGAAGAAGCGGGAATATGAACGGCAGGGCTATACCTTCTTACGGGAGCTATCACCAACGGACGCTGATAGTCCTGCCGACTTGAAAATGGATGAGACGGCACTTCTTTTTAAACATCCGGAGAAGTAAGCTTATTCTCCAGCAAGTAGCAAAGCGTTTTGGCCCGTGCATCGGCTTCGGTGTCGGCCTCAAAAAACTTCCCTAATAACACTGTCATATGGTCAGCCCGTTGCTCGTTGTCCAAATAGCCGCATTGCCACTTTGCTGGATGCTTTGAGCAAACGGGGCTATACCCATCAATTATTGGCAACCTTTCCCCCATCTCGGCTACGGTGAAGGCGGAGTAATATTCAGACCCCGTCCCGCTGCCGTCCACCAGCATCCACTTTGGCTCTTTGCTTTTGGTGGTAGCCTTGCGGAACGTCCACCAAAAATAACTCTCCTGCTTCACTCCAAGTTCCTTTAGCTTTCTAGCCAGCTCAAGCGAGCAGACCTGATTTTTTAGTTTCATAGTTTCGCCGGTAGGACGGCAGCCGTTTAGTTAGCGGCACTCTGCACATACCCCATTTGTAGCCAGCTCGTGTTCTGTGGTTCCGTTACCGCAACCGCAGTAGAACTCCCCGCTACAGAAGCTACACTCCTCATCTTCCCCAGCCACAAAGTATGGGGGTTTGGAATTGTCTTCATCGCCGCAGTTCGGGCATAAGCCGGTGAGGCGTAATAAGTTTTCTGTTCTATCAGACATAAACTTGACAGCGTTAATAGTAAGCGTACAATTAATTTGCAATGCACTTCGACCTGCTCAAAGCCTTTGTGTTCGCTGACGCCCGGCACCACAGGAAATTTACCTACTCGCCGGCCGTCTTGCAGTTCGCTAACGAGCAAATAGATAAACGAAGGTCGCAAACATCAGGACATACAGCGGCCACGGATGGCCAAGGTCAGGCTGCGGCTTCCAGTAATACAGGTGACGACGGGAATACTCCTGTTGCCAGTTAATCATACACCTCACTTTCATTCTCCAACACTTCCATATCCGCCTGCTCCTGCTCTAGTACCTCTAAGGCAATATGCTCACGCTGGGCGTCCTCTAATTCCTCCACACACAGCACACACTTCTCATCAAAGCCGTGAGGCCCGCGATGAAAGGTCATATGGTCAAGATAGACCAACTCCCTTGTTTGCTGAACTAAGATATTTACTCCTGACATAGATTTCCCTTTCGTCTAGCCCCTCGTTACCGACCAGTTCGGCGGCAACAAGAGGTTAGATGATAACTGGTTAATTCCCCTCCCACGTCTTAAGTATGCCTGGTATTACAGAAAGTGTCAAATACAAGCAAACATTAGGGAATATGAATACTTGCGATTAGTTATCCACAACTATGAGCGGAAAAACAGAAAAGAAAATTAGACAACTTCAGCGTAAGCAGGTTAACCACAAGCTTAATGAGCTGGTGGACAGCGTGTCCGAGAAGATGAGGCACATTCACAAGCCAGCGCCGAAGTGGATACCAAAGCGGTTGTGGCGGTGGCTGGGCAGACAGTTTTTAAACATATGAGCAAAGGCGGCAGGCCAACTGATTACAGACCAATATTCGCAGGTCAGCTCGTGGCCTATTTCGAGGAGCAGGTTGCCGCTGGCAAGTTGCCATTTTTGAGCAGATGGGCCAGAGAGCAGGCACAAGTGTGCGAACAGACCGCGCTCCGCTGGGCAGAAGCCCACGAGGAGTTTAGTGAAGCCTATAAAAAGGCAAAGGATATACAGAAAGAATGCCTGATTGAGAACGCACTTGCGGGCAAGTTCCAGCAGACCTTCGCAATCTTCACGGCCAAGAACATCACCGATATGAGAGACAAAGTGGAAACAGAGAACCGCACCGATGTGACCATCACCGGCCTTGAGAAATTAACCGACGAACAACTTGATGCCGTCATTAAGAGATTCCAAAATCCAACTGGCAAAGGCGCTATACGAGAAGGCGCTGAGAATAGCGAAGAACCCGCTCCAGTACGCACAGCAGCATAGCAAGCAGAAAGAAGCCAGCGCCTGCAAAAAAGCCATCCGCGCCCTGTTTTGGGGCAACCGGGTCGGCAAAACCGAATGGGGCGCGCAGGAAGTCGCCAAGGTGGCGCTCGGCGAGCACGGCTGGATTGAGCCGGGGGAAATCTGGAGCTTTTGTCCGAGCTTTGACGAACAGAAAGACACCACGCAGAAGAAACTGCTCAGCTATTTGCCCGAAGCACGAATCCTCGACCGCGTATGGCTCCGCAAGGGAATCATCAGGGAACTGACAATAGACGCCGGGCAGGGGCGAGTTTCTAAAATTACCTTCAAGAGTTACGAACAGGGGCGAGAGAAAGCGCAGGGCGCCGGCAAAGTCCTCATCTGGTTTGACGAGGAACCGCCAAAAGACATCTGGGAAGAATCGTTTGTCCGTATGGAGGCGGGCGTCAATCTCTTCATCATCCTGACCATGACGGCCATTAAGGGTATGACGTGGGTCTACAACGAGATTTACCTCAACACCAGTAATCCCGATATTTTCGTCAGTGAAGCAGGCTGGGACGACAACCCGTGGCTGACTGAAGAACAGAAGGAACAGGCGGGACGCGGGCTGTCAGCTCAGGCATTGAAAGTCAGGAAACAGGGAAAGTTTGTGAAGCAGGTTGGCCTCGTTTGCCCGTGGTTCTCCCGAAGTATCCACGTTGTGGATATTAAGGAATTGCCGCCGGGCGAGACGATATCAGGCGGCGACTTCGGCTTCTCAGCTCCGTCGGCGTGGCTGTGGGTCCGGATTGACCGGGAGATGAATTGGTGGGTGTTTGACGGCTTCTATCGCCGGGGCTTGACGAATCCAGATTTGCAGAGCATAATCCGGCTAAAGGAAACAGGGCTGGGCCGCGTGCGCCGCATCGGCGACAGTGCGCAGGCCTCAGATATCAAACAGCTCAACGACGCCAAGATTGCAATTGAAGGCGTTGAAAAGGCCTCCGGCACCAGCAAAGAGAATTGGGACGAGTGGCGCGCGGGATTGCTGGAGACGCTCGGCAGAGTTCAGGAACTCACCGGCAAGCCCAAGATTTTCATCTCTAGCCAGCTCGTTGATATTGACGACGACCCCACCAGCAAGACGTTTGGCCAGCCATTTAACTTCCTCATCAAAGAACTGGAAAACCTCCGTTGGGAAGAAACCAAAACAGACCTCGGCATCGCGCAGAAACCCATTTGGGGCAAGCAGGCAAAGCACGCAATTGACGCGCTCAGCTACATTGCCGCCAGTGTGCAGAAGCCAATAAAGACCGCCAGCACACAGCAGGCAGGCGGCATCGCTAAACATTATCCGCAGTTAGGCATTTAACGCCAAACATTTGAAACCCGTTGATTACTCGACAATTCCATACGATGACAACGAGCGCAACGCGTTCCGTTTTCGGGAGCGCCGCCATCAGGAATGGACGGACAACTACGAGTTGTACCGCAACAAAGTCATCGTCAACCGTCTGACCCAGCGCCAAGCCGTCAACATTCCGCTGATGAAGGAGACGCTCCGTACTATCCTTGCCAACACCGACGAGTTCCCCGACATCCAGTACGAGGAGAAGGGCAACGACAAACAAAAGGAAGTCTTTTTCAACGAGATTTGGAAGTGGACGGTTATTGACGACAAGATGGAGCTCAAAGACGTGGTGGACAAGAAGCAGGAATATCTCTATGGCCGCACGTGGCGCAAGCTCAATATCATCAGTGGCCGTTTTGTCTCTGAAGTCAAGGAAGTCTTTGATATGCTCGTTGACCGCTACGTGGACCCGACCGACCTTGAAACCGCCAACTTCGTCATTGAGGGCGGCATCTACGAAAGCATAGACGACCTTGCCCAGAATCCGCTGGTAGACAAAGAGGCTTTGGAACGCATCAAGATTTATTACGCCTCAAATCAGGGGCTCATCCGCGCTGAGCAGGTTGTCCACGACATGCAAGCCAAGAGCCAGCGGCTAATTGATATGGGCGTGCCCGACGCTATGCTGCCCATGCTCGGCCAAACTATGCTGGAACTCAAAGTCCACTACGTCAGGATTTACGACGACGAGGACGGCACCAGCCACATCCACGTTGTGCTGCGCTCTGTCGGAGGCATTAGAAACGAATTTGGCGACGGCACAGAAACGCTCATGGCCAAACCGCTCATGGACATCTTGGGCGTGGACTTTTACCCGTTCGTCACTTGGGCAGACGACCCGGAGCGCAACGACTTTTTTTCCGACGGCGTGGCCGACACCGTGCGCGTGCCCAATCAGGTGCTTAATGTGTGGTTCTCCCAGCTTGTAGAGAACCGGACTTTGCGCAACTTTGGCATGCACTTCTTTGACAGCACAGCCAACGAGAATTGGACGCCGCAGGGCTGGAATCCGGAGCCGTGGGGCTTTTACCCGCTGCCCGGCAAGCCCGCCGATATTCTCCAGAGCTTGGAGATTCCGGAGCTGGACCAATCCATGGAAGAAATGAACTTCGTCAAGCAGCTCGTCGAGGGCGCCACCGCGGCCACGGCCGTTACTAAAGGCGAAACCGAAAAGACCGACGTGACCTTGGGCGAAGTGCAGCTCGCCACGCAAGCCGCCAACGAGCGCATCACCTCCATTTCTAAGTTCTACATGCTGGCCCAGAAGGAATTTGGCTGGAAGTTTCAGGCCATCATGAACGCCAACGCAGACAAGATTGACGCCTACAAGCTGTTTAAGAAGTCATACAAAGGCAATATGTTCAGCCAGACCGTCAAATCTGACGACTGGCAGAGCGAGGACGGTTATGACTGCCGTGTTGTCTCCACCGCCGAGCGGGAACAGAACGACTTAAAGACCGTGCAGAAGCTTCAGGCGGTCGTTTCGCAGTTCCCCGGCAACCCGGCCATGCAGAAGATTTATCAAGAGAAATTACTGGATTTTGCTGAACTGACCCCGGACCAGAAGCAGCAGGTATTAGACGCGGCCAAACAACAACAGCAGGCCCAGCCCGAGCAGCCACAACCGGGCCAGCCAACCCCTACCCCTTCAGCTCCCAGCGCTCCGGCTCCCGGCAGTCCACAGCAAACGCCAGCCAACCTTCAAAAATTAAGGGCTCTCATTGCCCAAGCAGCCGCATAGCAATATGGACCAAACCGCATTACGCGAGCTACGGAGTCAAATTGACGCCGCGCTCGGAGATAGCGACATCGCCACGTTACAAGACCAACTTCTTAAGGAAGTAAACGCCAAACAGCGCAAACAGATTGTGGCCCAGCTTTCGGCTGAGGTTCTAAAGTCCGTCCGCGAAAAGATGGATGCCATGACCGAGGAAGTCCGCGCCGATAACGAGCGCGATAAACAACAGCTAATCGAGGCTTTCAAAGAGGCCATTAAGCAGGCATGGACTGTGAAGCTTCCGGCAATCAATGTGCCGGAGCCAAAAGTTACGGTCAATGTTCCGGCTATTAAAGTCCCTGAGATAAAAGCGCCGAGCGTTACGGTTCAACCGGCCAACGTGAT